GGGTAGAAGTTCATATTGTACTGACCACGGGTGGCTTCATGGAACTCCATGTTGTCATCAAAGTTGTCAGAGAAGATGCGAGCGTACTCTACAGTACCTTCCGCAGTGATGTTCTTTGTCTTAGCCATAGTCGGGTCTCCTTATTCTGGCTGTACCTATATATAGGATCCTTTTGGACCTAAAGTAAAGTGGGGGCTAGTGGATTTCTGCGTAGTTTGTGCCGAATTGTGCATCTACACCCAATGGCACGTTGAGTTTTAGCTTGTCGTTAAGAGTTGCAATAGCTTTCTCCATCAGTTGCTTTGTCTGCTCTTGTTGACCATCTGCCACAAGTGCAATGATTTCGTCATGGAACTGCCCGATAGTCTGGACACCATTACGTCTACAGAGTGCTACCCAATTATCGAAGCAGAACACTCCGGTGGATTGGTTAAGGGTAGAGAACTTGTCCTTGTCACTACGAAGACTGTGGTAGTATCCGCTAACAGGGTTCTTGAGCCACTTCTTACCGTTCTTTTCCCTCGGGTACATGCTGTCCGCCAACTTAGGGATAGCCCAATTGCGATCCCAGAAGGCTTCCAGCAGCTTCTTGGACTCCTTGACTGACAGACCTGTGGTGCGACTGAGCTTGGTAGCCCCTACGCCATAGGTCGCTGAGTAGTTCACAACCTTGTAGTTCTTACGCAGCGCCTTCAAGTTTACCTCACCTAAGTTGTGCTTGTCTATGTCAGCCTGAGTGATAGCTCCTGCATGTTTAGCCAAGTCAAGGTGTGGATCAAAGCCCTCACGGGACATCTCTGCTACATACTCAGGGTCCAGAGGCTGCATGTAGTGCCGCTTGGTGGTATCCTCAAGGCTGGTCATATCAGCACCACACAACACAAACCCCTCTGGCGCAGTGAGACACCCACGAATTTCTGCACCCCAAGGCTTGTCTACACCGGGAAGGTTGACCAAGGGCTTGTAGTGCTTGAACCGTAGGGTGTTGGTAAACCCTGCAATCTCTGCCTTAAGCCAACCATCTTTGTGGCAGTCCAAGAAGCCCTTGAACACACCAAGGCGGTGGTTGATGACAGATAGACCATCCAAAATTCCCACTGAGGGGTTCTTGTCGATCAGCAGCTTTACACTCTCACAAAGCTCAGAGCCGTCCCTGACCTGCTCGATCTGGTGTTCTACCTTCTCCGTAAGACCAGTCTCTTGGTCCAAGACCCGTTTGACAGTGTACTTGAACGTAGCAGGTTGCCAGCCAAGTGCTTGAAGCCACTCCTTGACCTGATTGTTGCTGTTAGGGTTAGCACGCTCTTCCTTGTCCAGAACCTGTATGGGGCCTACTGTGGTAGAAGGGTGGCCACCAGCCCGTAGGAGGGCGTGCCACCGCTCTCCATAGACTGTAAGGCTACCATCGGCCTTGGTCATACGAGAGGGCTTCTCCACCTTCTTGTAGATCATATTCTTCGGCATAGCTTCTGCGAGTTGCTCGATTTTCTCTTCTTTGAGCGACTGAAGCTCTTCGTAGTGAGACTGAGCCTTTGCCACGTCCAGCTTCCATCCCAGAGCTTCCTGCTGTCGAGCGCAGTCCATCTTGAATGACAAGTATTGTACGAAACTTTCTCGTACCGTCTGGTCCTGATACAGCCACTCTAACTGGGCCGACAAGTCCTTGTAGAGCTTTGCGTTGATCTTCACGTCTTCGTTGCATCGGTGTGCATACTCCTCTGGGGTCAGGTTGTTCCAGTCAGTGATCTTAGGCTTGGGTACGCCGTAGTCTTCCCCATAGCCCTCAAGCCCGTGACGTGGGCGGTCATGGTTCAGATACCAAGACAGAGCCAGTGTATCTACCAGCTTTGCCTTGACCTTGATGCCTAACAGCTTTTCCACTACGGGGATGTCAAAGCGGATGATGTTGTGACCTACCAAGGTCTTTGCCTGAGTGAAGAACACAGCCATCATAAACGGGTCATGCGTATGCTGGACTACACCATTCTCATCCATCCAAGAGAGAACGTGGATTTTGGTAGCCTCTTCCAGTAGGCCGTCAGTCTCTATGTCAAATACTGTCACTTAAACATCCTCCCAAAAAAGCCTTTTGGTTTGTCAGGCACCTCTAAACTGTCAAGGTGGCCCTCTAGCTTAACAATGTAGTCCTTCTGCTCCTGCACTTTTTCGTCTAGGTGCATATTGCGTTCTCGTAGTGTGGCAAGCTCGACTTCTAAGGGCAAAGTCTCCCCGGACAGTCGTACTTCAGGTGCTTGGACCTTTTCTGCGGGTAAGACCTCTGGCTTACTTTCCACGTCTGGGCTAACGTGTCGATACCGTTGGTTATACTCTTTTGAACAAAGTCGGCAGTAAGACTGAAACCCGTCCTTAGAAGAGCTATTCTTGTTGAAATCATGAGTAGGCTTAATGGTCTCACACCTAACGCATTCTTTGGTGGCCTGATATACATTGGAGGTCCACACAAACCTTTCCAAGAAGTCCTTTGGGGACTTACTACGATACCATTTGTGTCCGTTCTTAGATCGCCACTCGCCAGTGCTAAGCCGATAGTAGTAGCTATCCTCCACTAAAACGTCAGAGGGTATCTTTGTATCGCCCAGACTACCTACGAACTTGACCTTAGCCCCCAAGTCCAAAAGAACTTGAAGCTCTTCCAAGCGAGATAGGTTGTTAACAGCATGTTTGTTCTGAGCAGACTCAAACAAAGGGGTATCCGAGGCTAACATCTTTTTAACGGTTGTCTTTGAGATATAGTCGGTCATCATCACGCAAGCTCCTTAAGGATAAATGTCTTTGGATCGAAACGCATTCTACCACCATGTCCAATCTCAGCGCAAGGTCTATTCTTCTCTACGGCCAAGAAAGTTGTATTGCGGTCATCCTCGTCATCCGACTCTTTGTTACGGCTAAGGTTGACGATGACAGAGGCACGCTGTGCAATCATCTTACAATACTTAGGGTCGCCATTGTCGTTGGTGTGGGCAATGGTCACAATCCCTACGTTAAGCTCTGCTGCCAGCTTAGAGAGGCGTACAGACAGGTCAGCGAGGATTTGCTCTTTGCCGTCCTCAGTGAGGCCAGCTACAACATCTTGGATAGGCTCAAAGAAGATAAAGCGACAACCACAAGCCTCACGAAAGAAGCGGATTTGCTCGATAAGATCGTCAGCGCCTTGACCATCAGGAAGGTAGAACTGGTAGAAGTTCTCATCCTTGGTGAGTTCGATGATGGCCTCTTCGACTAGGGGGCCTGTCTCTTCGTCAATCAAGTCTCTACGGGTTACGTTGCCACCCATATGATACGACACCAACCCTAGCAGACTACGCAGCTTGGTTTCCTCAAGGTGCCAAGTCGCAAACGGAACCTTCTGTTGCAACAGATTGTGTTCAAGGTAGCGCATCACCTCGGTCTTACCAACACCTGTTGGTGCCTTGATGACAGTGAAGTGACCCTGCATCAGGCCCATGATCTTGTCGTCAAGAGCTTGGATGCCAGTGGGAACATACTGGTGTTCTGGTGTATCCCGGTACAGGCTCAAGAACTGCTCACTGGTGTTGAGGATGTTCTCTGGTACAAACTTCTTTGCAGAGTACCAAGCAGACTTGAATGCCTGTCCCTGACGTGCCTCAAGGAACTCATTGGCGTCCTTGTACTTGTCGTGTGGTACACGATACACCTTGTTAGGGAACAGGTTTGCCATCTTAGCAGCGATAGCATTACCAGCTTCGTCATTGTCTACAGACAGGATGATCTTCTCGAAGCTGTCCAACCAAGAGCCACACTTCTCCCACAAAGCCTTAGAAGGGGTAGCAGAAGGCAGGGATACTACAGGATTAGTGTAGTTGCCCTTGAGCATCTGATAGGCAGACATAGCATCTACCTCACCCTCAGTCACAGTAACGTACCGAGCAGAGCCAGCATTCCACAGGTTCATACCGAACAACTCATCAGCTCGTAAGCCCTCTGCACTGAAGGCCTTTGGGTAGTACCTGATCTTCTTACCACCAGAGGGGTAGACATACTCTTGCTTTACTGGACCATCAGCATCCGAGTAAGTCTTTACCCCGTAGAACTCCATTGTCTGAGTGGCAATACCACGATCTGCTACAAAGTTCCCACTACCAACTTGTAGACTGGTAGCTGGTCGAATGTTCTTAGGCACGTAGTTCATGTTGTTCTCCCTATCTTTGAGTGGATACTTAGCAAGCACTTCTGCTGAGTAATGCTTTCCTTTAGCTGGGTATGCTTCGTGACAACTAAAGCAGTTTCCAACCATCTTCTGTGTGTTGTAGCTGAAAGCATCAGAGCTATCACAGTGTGGGCAAGGTTGGTGTGGTATCTCAGTCATTATCTTATCCTCTAGTCATTCTGTAGTTTGTTATAGGATCCTTTTGAAGGAACAGTAAAGGGGGGCTATCTACGATTCCACTACACTTTTTAGTTTTTCCCTGATCCTGTTGTCAATCTGCAACACTCTCTGTTTGGTGATGTCGTACTTCTTGCCAATATCCACCAAAGACCACTCATCAGGACCATACTTTAAGAGGAATATCTCGTAGTCTCGCTCTGAGAGGGCATCCTTCATCAAACCTTGTACTTGCTGTACCCACAGATAACCCTCTGTGTGGCCTTCGTACAAAACCTCATCTCCCTCTAGAAGGGCTGTAGAAGCTCCCAGAGCGACTTTAAGGCTATCGTAGGTATCACTGGTCATGTACTCTGTCACCGGGGCTTCAGAGCCGTTCCTGATAGCCTTAGCGTTCTCCCTAGTTTCAGAGGAGGGGGGTATGCTCAGGGGGCCTTGGCGAAGGGATATAAAGTCCTGCATCCGCTTCCGGGCTACCATCACAAAATCACCGGGGGCTATATATCCACGGGCATCGGCCTCTAGGAGGGCTACCATCCCCTCTTGCACAAGGTCATCATGCAACTCGTAACGCCGGAAGCTAGAAGCTAACCTCCGGCACAGGTCCATCTTATCTTGGGTGTTCATACATTAACTCGGCTCTCTAGGAATCCGTCTACATAGTCGCAAAGCTCACTAGCAGACATATGGATACGACCCGCAGCATCTGGGCTTGGGTGTGTCCGGCTCTTACAGTCATCAAGCATTGCCATAGCATCGTCGATGATGTCTTTGAGTACGTGTTCAATCTCGTCCATGTCTATCTCCTTGGTTAAGACCACAACAGAATAACAACTCAGTCAGAGGTGTCAAGTCATTTTCCCACGGTGGGGTCAGTCAATTTCCCTCGGTGGGTCTCTCATTTTCCCACGGGGGCCTCAATTTCCCACGAGGGTCTAAGGCTCATTTTCCCACGAGGGGGTCATTTTCCCACGGGGGAGGTCACATTTATTTCGAATACCTTAAGTATTTGTCTAAAAGTTAGTACGAATTTGATGTAAATCTGATGCACGCATGAAGTACATACAAATTTATGTAAAATACCTTAAGTATTTATCGCAAAGTATATCACAAATTTGATACAGTTTAGATATGAATATCTGCATGGCAAGTATTCCGATATTAGATATGTCCTGAGTGCATAGCTTAGGTATGCGTCTGGTGCATGTCAAGGAATACTTTTGCATAGCTTGGTATTTTTGCATAGCTGCTATGTCTAGACAGTGACAACTAGACAGCAGCAAGATATATTGCATCTTTGGTTTCTGGCTCTATCGCTCAAAGGCGATGCCCGGAAAATACCCGCTTTTCAAATTGTGCCTTACCATAACATAGCTAAAATTTGATGTATAGACCCGGAGCCATGATCTTATTGCATGGCCATCATGCAGACTTGCATAGCTTGTGAAGTGTATCAAATTAAGTCTTCCTATCTTAGGTTGCACCGCCATGTATACCTGAGCGGGAAAATCCCTGGGCAAATACTACCTATAATAGAAATCCACGTTAGGCTGGTTTAAACGCCCGTGGAGCGGCTTTGGCCCTTTTCGGGCATGTTACCCCATAGAAAACGCTGTCCACGT